TTGAATATACAGCCTATTCTAGGCTAGAGGATTTAAATTATAGTGGTTATGCACATATACAAGAGTCATTATTAAGTATGTTTAACAATGACTGCGATACATATCTATTTATTAATGCAATAGATAAAACTGCAAATACTGTTTATAACTATCTATTAAATAAAGAAAAAATTGTAATTGCTAATGAAAAACAATATTCACTTTCTGAATATGTGAACATTGGTGATAATTTCAATTGTGATTTATATTTTGGTTATGTAAGTGATACTATTATAAGTGCTCTTAGGTATCATAGACCAATAAAAATTTATTACTCAACAGCTATACTTACATTTTATAATTTACTTATTAATAGTATACAGTACATTGCAAACAGTCTCGATAAGTTGAATATTGCAAATACTACTATTAAGGATTCAATTAATGAAGAGCTTGCTGAACAGTTAGTTGATGTTAGGTGTAATTCAGTAGTATTATTTGATTCAGGTGCTCCATCAGTTTATGGAAATAAATCATTATCTAGGTCACCTAATTTACAATATAGTCATATATCACGAACATTTGTTTATTTACGTCGTTTAATACGTGAATATTTAGAGACACAAAAGTTTGTTTTAAACACAGTATTTGTTATAGAATCAATAATAAACTATATTAAACATGAGATACTTGATCAATTTATAACACGTGGAAATTTACATAATTATAATATAAATTATACTACAGATATACCAACAAAAACAGTTTATATCACAATTGATCTTTTGTTCTATGGATTTGCAAAAAGTATTACATTAGACTTTACTATATAAATATATAATTATATTTGGAGGATAATATGGCAACAGATGTTGGTACATTAGCAGGTCAGCAATACGGCGATGCTGCCCATTTTGCGAGTGCTTCCGGAAATTTTGAAGTTCAGCGTTCAAATCATTTTGAGGTTGTACTTGACTTAGCCAAATTACAATTAGATGTTGATGGTGCTACAGCTTCCGAGCATATTAGATTATCTGTTAAATCAATTGGCGCACCAAAAGTAAGTGCTGAACCAATTCAGTTAAAACATGGTAATGATACAGTAAAAGTTGCGGCCGCGCCACAGTTTGAAGACTTGGATATTACTGTATATGATACTATTGGGCAGGATCAAGTTAATTTAATGCAGGCTTGGTTTAATAAAGTATTTGATCGTAATACAAAATTAATGGGTCTTGTTAGTGCATATAAAACAAGCGGTACACTTTATATGTATTCACCAGATGCTTCTATTATTCGTAAATGGGATCTTCAGGGTGTATGGCCTAAAGGCTTTGGTCAGGCAAGTGAGTTCTCATTTGATTCAAGTGAAGCACAGACAATTACACTTAGCTTATCAGTAGACCGTTATTTTGAAAGCCGTGTAAAATAGCTTACAAAAATAAATTATAAGCTGTATATAAAGGGTATAGAATTCTATACCCTTTTATTTTTTGAGGCTTATATGAAAATAATTGCACTTTCAGATCAGCATGGAAATTTAGAATCTATAAAAGAACCATGTGATGTAGTTGTAATTGCCGGAGATTGGTCACCTCTATATTGTCAGCAAGATTGTATGTCAGTTTTAACTTGGTGGGATAAGAAATTTGCACCATGGATGAAGACAATCAAGACAAATCATATTGTTGTTATTCCAGGTAATCACGATTTTGCTTGTACTTATAAGTTTTTTAAAGAAGACCTTTACAAAATTCTTGATCGCCATAAATTATTAGACAAGGCTCATTATCTTTGTCATGAATCAATAATTATTGACGGATTAAAGTTCTATGGAAATCCAAATAGCGAATCACCAAATGGATGGGCTTTTTCAAAGCAATATAATCAGCTATACGAATTTGATGATGACACTGATATTTTAGTTACACATCAACCACCACGATTTGGTAATATTGGATTTGTTAAAAAGTTTAATAAAGAGCTTGGATCTGTAGATCTTCGTAATGAAATTCTTAGGTCAAATATAAAGCTAAATATTTGTGGGCATATTCATACTGGTGATCATAATCTTATACAAGTTATTCTTAATAATGGAAAGATTGCTAATATTAAGAATGTATCTATTTTAGATGAAGATTATCGAGTTGCATATGAACCATCTGTAATTGAAATATAGGATTATACATGATACACTATTTGTGTGATACAAGCTGGATTTTATATAGGGGCTTTTTCAGCTGTTCAAAAGTATGGCCAGAATATCCTGAAATACATTTCTTATGTAAGAAAATTGAGTCTTTATTAACTAGAAAAGATTCAGATTTATATTTATGTCTTGATGGAGCCAACACTAAAGGTCGTAGAATTTTGGGTGAAAGCTATAAAAAAGACCGCAATAAAGAAATGCACAGAAGCGTTTATGAAGCACTTCCAACATTTGTAAGCTTACTTCATAATGACAAAATAAAAGTTTGTTACAATAATAATTATGAGTCTGATGAAATTATCTATACTTTATCAAAAACATTAGATGGTAGAAAAAAGATTATATCAGGTGATAAAGACATATTTCAAGCACTATCAAGTGATGTTGTAATTGATAATGGTAAAAATTTAATTATCACAGAAGAATCATATAAGTTTGAATATTCTGATAAATTTTTTGAAATAGAACCTAATAAACTACCAATTTTTAGAGCAATTACAGGTGATATAAGTGATACGCTATATCCACCAGTAGCTAGATTTCCAAAGAAATTGGCAGCATATATTGTAGAGTTATTAGATTATAATGGTGAATGTCCATCAATATATCAATTATGTAATGTTGAATCATTATTAAAAGATTCTGATAAGAAGTGGCTCAATAAACTTATTGATGCTTATGATAAATTTAGTACTAACTTTAATATTATGAAATTAAATGTTATTGAAGATAACTTTAATATCAAATATGACAGAGAACTTGTTACAATAAGTGATTTTCTTAAATCAAAAATCGAAAGATTAAACACATTGTGAGATAAATTATGGATAAGAAATTAGAAGCAAGAATTGCTAGACTTGAGAAATTAGTCTCTCGTAAGTCTGTTAAAAATGAAGCATCAGATGAAGTTGCTAATGCTGTATATAGAGCAGTTGATAACATTAGACAGATTGTAAATGATCTATGTAAAACACTCGCATATAGTAATATTACTAACTATAGAGATGTAAACATGGCACTTCAAATATGCGAAAATTCATTTTCAAAAGAAGCATTCGATAGACTCGAATCAATTTTTGAAGATAGGAAAAACGGAAAAGAATTCTAATTTTTAGAATATACTAACTTTAATAAAACCAAGTTGCAATGTATACTAATACTTGTTACTTGGTTTTATTTATATAGGTTTACTTATGAACTTTGAGTTATCTGAACTACAAAAAGAATCAATAAAGAAAATGCAAGGCATGTCTGCATGTATTCTTGCACTATCTCCTGGCTGCGGAAAAACTATAACATGCCTATGGCATGTTAAATATGATCTCTTAAAAGATAATAATGATAAGTGTATCTTATTTATTCCAAAATCAGCAAGAGCCGCATTTAAAAAAGAACTATCTACAAAGATGGAAATTCCAGAGAGTGAATATATATTTGTTACTGCTGGAAAAACATTTAAATATGAAGATTTATCAAGCAGAAGATATATTATTGTAGAGAATTCAGTTGCAAATAAATATGTTGAAGATTTAGTTGCTCTTGCTAGTACAAATACATGCCATCTTGTTATTGATGAAGCACATTCATTGCAAAATCCAAAGTCTGTATTTGCTAGTGCTGCATGGGAAGTTAGGTGTTATTGTAAGAAAATTATTGCAATGACAGCAACTCCATTATTGAATGACATTGAGGGGTTATTCAATGTATTGCATTTCGTGTACCCAAGAGTATTTCAGTCATGGTTTAAGTTCAGAGCTCGTTATTGTATTACACAGGAACGTGTTATAAGAATGAAAAATCGTTTTGGTGCCGTAATTCAGAGAAAAATTATAGAAATTACAGGTTTCCAAAACATGGAAGAGCTAAATGGTATTCTTGATAAACTTATTATTAAAGGTTGCATACATTATAATGTAAACTTTAATTTCCTTGATTGTGACATTGATAAAGAATGCGAAAAATTATATGCAATGGCAGCAAAAGGATTTTTTGATATTCTATACCACCCTGAAAAAGTAAAAAAGAAATCAAAGAAAAAAGATGATGATTTAAGTAATCCTGCAGATGATGCAAAAGATTTTGGTGCTAGATTACATGATTTACAACGTGTAGTTGATTTTGGTAGTACTGAACCATCACCAGATATTATTTCTAATAAGATGAAATTGATGATGCAAACAGTACATGATATAATGTCTCGTAATGAATCAGTATTAATATATTTTGAATATACTGAGTCACTTGAATTAGCTGAAAAGATATTACTACAACATAAAGATTCAATTGGTTTTAAATCAATATATAAACTTACTGGTGCTGAAAAAGAAGACCAGCGTGCTAAGATTGAAGCTAATCTTGGTCTTAAAGAGATTGTTTTATGTTCACAAGCTGCATCACAATCAAGAAATCTTCAGCGAGCAAATAATATTGTAGTTATAAATGCACCGTTTTCAATCGGGCGCGTGGTACAGCTCTCGGGACGTGTTTGTAGAATGGATTCTACTTATAATGTACAGAATATTTATTTTATATCTGCAAAAGATACAATTGATACATATAGAACTTCATTGCTTAAAAAACGTATTGGTTTAATTAAGCTGTTACTTGGTGAAGAATCAACTGGTGCACTTGATAATTGTGAATGTAACTATATTGACATTGATTATTCAGATACTAAGCAATTAAAAAAGAATTTTCTTTGGAAAAAATAAAATATATTCATTAATATAATGTCCTAGTAATATACTGCTAGGACAAATTTATATATCAATACTATATTAGTTCAATATTACATAAACATACGAGGTAATATAATGGCAGCAATACCAGCTTCATATAAAGAAGTTTTCTCACTTAAAAATGAAGATGACTTTTTAATGGCAATGTTTTTAAATGGTCCATCAAAAGCAGTAATGAATAGTGGTAAAGTATTTATTAAAGATACAAATAATACCACACCTGATAAAGATGCAAAGGACAAAGAAAATAACACTGAACAAAATATAAATACAGATAAACCTGCTGATAGTTCTAACAATGCAGATAAACCTGATAATGCAGATAGTGAAAAAGCTTCTAGTGAAAGTTATAACTATTCATTATTTGAGGCATTTTCACGTTTAAATAGAACTAGATTTTATGAAGATGATGCTGATACACCACAAGCCAGTGATGATACACCACAAACAAACAATGATACTGCATCATCTGATAATAAATCAGACTCAGCTGAACAAAAAGACAGTAACGCTGAATCTAATGAAGATGAATCAGAACATAGCGATGATAATGTATCAGACACGGAATTTATTGTTGTAGTTGATCTTCCAAATGAAGGTTGTACAAAGTGGCGTGTTCGCTTAGATAATGTCTCAGATGTCACAAAAGTAAAGAATGCTATAATATCTAAAAAGTTTAGAACAGCACGTGATCTTGCGAATAAATTAGCAAATGTAAATAATACAAGTGATAAACCAATAGAAGCACTTAAAGTATTATCAGTTTCAACAATGATAAATAAAAATAATGAAGCTTATGCACCATTTGTTGGTAGATGTCGATGGGCATTTGATGTTGGTTCTGATAATCCAGAAGATTCAGCTGAATTAGAAATTGCAATTGCGCCAATTAATGGTAAAAAGCAACCACCAAAACCAGATGAGAAGATTATATATCATTCAGTATACAAAATTATTGGTGATATTACAGATGGATCACTTGAAGGCTTTGAAATGATTGGAAAAGTAAAAGATTTCTTTAATGGTGATGATAATCAAGAAGGTAATGATCCATCAAAATCATTAAGTGATTGGTTACATAAGCAATTTAAGTGCGTTGGTGATTCTTCAATGTATAAACAATTTTTAACTGTACGTAAATTTGTACAAGAGCATATTAAAAATAAAACACTTGAAGAGATGCCTGAAGCAAAAGGCGCTTCTAATATAAAAAATTATGCTGCTGCTGTAAAAAGTGCTAAAGCATTTATTTCGTTTTAGTGTATATATAAAATGCTATAACTAGTTATAGCATTTTATTTTATCCAATTTATATTTAAACTATATCTATATAATTAAGTGTAATTTTATGGATTTACAGCCAACTAATATAGATGAAAATATCAACACAAAGCTTGAGCTAAATGTTATTGATTATTATTGTACATTTGAATACTTGCTTAAGTATGCTGATATAAATTTTCCAGATTATACATCTACATGTTTTTGTCCTTTTCATGAAAATATAAATACACGAGCTGCTAAGGTCTTTTGTGAAGAACATAATGAACATTTATTTTGTTTTGCAGAGAATAAACTGTATAGACCACATCATTTGTTAACAATGAATATAGTACCTTTCACTGTATCACATGTTTTTTCTGCAATTTGGACTAATTTATCTAATGAAGAAAAATCTATATTTTCAACTGATTTAAAATATCACAAGATTGAAGTTGATTTTTCTAAGTATTATTCTGATTATAAAAAGTGTAAATTGTCATATTTTGATTTACTAGACATACTTAAAAATTCATAATCTATTATGATTAACCATTTGACTATCTAATTAGCAGCTCTTATTGAGAACTTTTATATATTTAGAGATTTAAAATATACACTTGTGGATATTCTATGCCCATAATTGAATTTAAGGGAGAGTTGAAATATGATTAAAAATGAGACACGTGAATCTGCACATTTACGTTCAAGAGTCAAAGACCTATCTGTAGTTCCAAATGTTGTTTCCTTTACAGGATTATTTGCGGCAATTACACCAATTGCAAAATTAAAGAAAAACGATGAAGGTTTATATGATCCTGTTTTAATTCGTGATACTGATAGCTTAATTGCAAACTTTGGCGATCCTCGTATTGATCCAGAAAAATATATTGATCTTTACAGCATTATGCAGGTTGTTGGTAATGGTACATCCTGCTATGTTGCAAAAGTAAATTCAGGCGATGCTGGTGTTTATAAGTTCCCATTTGTAGCTGATCCTGATTATCAAACGGATGATAATGCTAGTAAACAGTTTAAAGTTTTACCAGATAACATGCTATCTGCAGATAATAGAACAGTAACGCTCACTGGTTTAAAAAATAAGTATGTTATAACTAAAATTTTTGGCTATAAAAAAGAAAAACTTGCTGATGTAGCTGATCAAGACTGGCATAATATTGTTGATGCATTTTCATTTTATGTTGATAAGTATAAAGCTTTTAATGATGGCAATATTGCAGATCAAGGTGGCATACCACAGACTATAACTAGTGATGAAAAATATGGTAATGATCTAAATGACAAATATACATGGGACATCGTTGCTGATGCTAAGCATGCAGATGAATTTAAACTTACAATTACATTTGTTAGTGATGAAATTATAAATGATTATAATATAGTTGTTTATGCTGCAATTGATCCATCATGGGGTGCAGAACCTATTACATTAAAGCCAGTAACATATGATCATGATAAAAATAGTGAAACACAAGATGTGCTACTTGTAAATCCGGAAACAGGTACTATTACACTTGAAAGTACAACACAATTAAATAATGAATATATATTATTAGAAAGCACTGTTAAAAAGCTTAAAGCTGATCTTAAATCTGCATGTAGTGCTGATGATGTATCTATTGAATATACTTATACATCAGGTATACTTGTAATAACAGCAACACCACGTCTTGCTATACCGCATGAAGGTGATTGGACAGATGAAGATTGGAATTTTAGTGGTTGGGATTTTAGCGGTAACAAAGGTATTCCTATTCAAGGTGTAACAAGAGGTTCACATGCAGTTATTGGTTATTCTTCAATGGCTGAAGATTTAACATTTAAAACATATATTTCACAGACTAAACCATATTCACTCCATGTTTATTATCTAAATGTTGAAGTTCTAAATGCTGATGGTACAAATACACTTGGTAAAGCTCGTGTAAAACTAGAAGATACAACTACAAATCAGTCATTAGTTAATAATTTAAATTCATCATTAGGTACAATTGTTAGATTTGAACTTATTGATCCATCAACTGAAGGTGCTTGTATTAAGAAAGAACGTGGTGCTAATTCAATTGTAAAAGCAATCATGGATGCACATGTTGGCACACCACAGAAAACTTTAAAAGTTCCTAAAGATTTAGAACCATACATTATCGACTGCCAGCCAAAGTTTAAAGTTTCAATGCAAGATTATATTGATGCATTAGAACAGTTTAAAGCTAAGAAATATGTTGGTTGCTTAATGGCCGACTTAACTGCACCAGTTTCACGTGATCTCGAAGATGCTGATAAACCTGATGATAGTAATGATGAAACTTATAAAGCTAAACAGTATGATCTACTTAAACCAGGTGAAGTTTATCTACCAAGCTCAGAAGATCGTAGAGCACTTCATTATAATCTAAAACAGATTGCATGTGAGCGCAAGGATTGTACAGTTATTCTTTCAACACCTTATTATCCAGATCGTGAAAATCAAACTGCATTTACACTTGATGATGCATGCGATTGGGTAACTTCACAGGGTCGTTACTCTGATTTATGGGAATATGGTGTTTCAAATACTGTAGATTATTCAATTCAGAGCTTCTATCTTGAAATTTACTTCTCTTGGTTAATGCAGACATGCACAAAGATTGAAAGCGGCCTTGCTAAATCTGTTAAAGTTTTAACAGCCCCAGCAAACTTAGTAATTAATAATGTTCTCACTTCATATCGTGAACGTGGTGTACATCTCCCAGTTGCTGGTGATCAATATGGTACACTTCCTGAAACATGTACTATAACAGTAAATCCAAAAACAAAAGCTGAACGCGATCAATTAGTACAGTGTAGAATAAATCCAATTTATGATACTGGTACAAGAGGTATTCAGATTTATGGTAATGAAACATTAAATGCCGCTTATACAGATCTTAATGCTGCACATATTGCACGTACATTAGTTCGTATTCGTAGCCAGGTTGATGAATATACTGAAACACTTAAGTTCTTAATTAACAGCCAGATTCTTTGGGATCAGTGGAAGAATTATGTTAGTATGTATATTCTTGAGCCATATAAATCTGTTAACGCACTTGCTGAATATAGTGTTAAGATGGGTGAAGATACAACATCTCGTGAAGAGATTGCAAATCGTACCATCAATGGTATAATCAATTTGAGATTCTATCAGTCAGCTGAAATCTTTGATTTAACATTTGCAGTATATTCTACAGCAACAACTCTTGAAGCTGAAGGCGTTCTTTAATAATTTAATTAAATAAGTTAAAACCCCATGTATATATTATGCGTGGGGTTTTATTATATTATTCAGTCTTTATGTATAATTGTCACAGAATATCAAAATAACATATTTAATTATATTTATTAATCGCAGGTGTTATTATGACAAATAAAGACTTTATCACTAAGCTTAGTGATATTATGCTTTGTATACAAAGCATGATTCATACTAGGTTTCATAAGCGTGTAAAAATTATTTTCACTGATGGAAGATATAAAAGTGCCTATATATCATTTTATAAGAACTACACATGGCAATTTTATGTAGAAAATAAAGTTGCTTATTACAAGATATATCTTCTTAAGAATGAAAAAATTGTTAGACAAGATATTATTCGAAATAATGAAACTATAGAGAGATTCTATCAGCGAATGTTTTATTTCTTTAGACTTATGTAATGGAGCTTTATTTTAAGTATGTCAATAGTAAATGGAATTCTTATAGACGAAGGACTTACTGATATTTTAACCAAACTTCGTAATACTGAAATAAATAAATCTAGTAAACCAGCTGAAGCAAAAACTGAAAAGCCAGTTAATACAGATAAAAATAAGTCACTTGCAAGTCGCTTTGCAATGTCAACTGATAATACAAACACCACCTTAGTTAATACATATAAACAGCTATTGGATGATGCAAATAGCAATGGTGTTACAGTAAATGATTTAAATAACTATGCTCAAGATTCTGATTTAGCTGATGCAGATATATTGCCATGGTTTTCACATGATGACTGTGATACACAGTATTTTCATTATATGGATCTTTCAGGTGAACATAAATATATAAAAGCTAGTACACCTATAAAAGAAATTACAACTCTTCAGTTAAATAAAACATTTTTATGTTCATTACAATATTTTAAAAGTAAGCACAATGTATTAAGTGTTCGACAACTAGTAAGCGATTATTCTTATAGTAGATCATTTATTGCAGCAAATGAATCTGTAAAAAATAATATTGTTTTAGAAGATGTAACATTAATTGAAAGCGATAATAACAATCCAACTTTAACAAAAGCTGCAACTGAAGATGTTACACAGAAGGTTGTTGATAGCTATACATATTATCATTTTGTAGTTTATACTGATTTAGGTATTGCAGACTTTGTTGCTAAGTCTGACGATATATCTTATCCATATAATGAAAATGATTTAAATGATTGGTTTGAAAAAGTTTCAAATTTAGTTACTATAAAGAACCCACACTTTGAATCAAATAAAGATATTCAGCTTGCAGCTTCTTTAGAAAATGTATTAGATTATAATTACAATTTAATTTCAGTTGTAAGACCTGGTTTGATTGTACTTGATTCATCAGACAATACAAATGATGATTATAAAGTATTCTTAAAAGTTAAAGACGAATATTCATTTATTCCTGTTATACAATTTTTAAGATGCTTAAAAACATATTCAATAGACAAAAAGTCTAATGATGATTTAAAGTTATTCTTAAACAGATACTTTGATGTTTTTGTATAGTCTATAATATATCTTACTTATAATAAGTAGCTAAGTCCATATATCAATTGATGTATGGACTTTATTTTTATATCTTAGAGGTGTTAAAATGGCTAATTTGAATGAGTCTTTACGCAATATGAACTTTGAAAGTGCTGCTACAAGGGGTAGCACTGATGTAACTGTATCAGCATTTGGTAATAATGCGCTTAAAGGCATTTTAGAAGCCATATCACGCCAAAGTTCTATTATAACATCATTAGAAGATGAAGTTGAATCTCTAAGAGAGGCACAAAGTAAACAAAATAACGATAATCGTAAAGAAGATCGTAAAAATAATTTAGCATCTGATGCAGCAAATCGTAAATCTCGTGCTACTAATGCAGCCATGTATGGCGAGATTAAAAAAGGTAATGTCTTTAATAAGATGTTGCGCGAAGGTCTTATGTCTGCATTAGAAGGATTAACCGGCTTCTTAAAAGAAAATTTAAATAAAGCCCTTAAAACACAAACAGATCTAGCTGCTACAATGCGTAGAGCTAATTTAACACATGATCAGAAGAATCAAATTCAAAACCTTGCAATTTCTATGAAAGGCATTTTAGCTGAAGATTTTGCAAAGCTTAATATAAGCAATGAGCAAGCTAAAGACTATATAACCGATTTAATATCTGCTGGTAAAGATGTCACTAGGATGTCTAAAGAAGAACTTGCTGGTTATATGGCAATGCGCCGTAGAAATATGGATGCTGATAAAGCTTATGAGTTAGCAAAAGTATCATCTTATGATTCAATGAAGAATCTTGCTAATTCACTTGGTGATAATCAAATAGCAAAATCATTGGGCAATGTTTTATCATCATTAGATGCAAATCAGCGTGCTACATTTGGTGGTACTGATAAAGCTATTGCAACACTTACACCATTAGTTAAACAACTTGAAGCTCGTGCTGGTGGAGTACTAAACTCTGAAGAAGTGTCACAAATTGTTATGGCATATGCCACAAAACAAAATCCTGCATTACAAGCTAGTGGTAAACTACCACAAGGTATTGAAGCACTTGCTGCAGTAGGCGGAAATGCTGATAACATAGAAAAATTCTTTGATAATATTATAGCTTCATCAAGTTACGTTACATCTGCTGGTGACGTTTTATCTAACTTTGCAGCCCGTGCAAAAGAAGCAGAGGAAAATGGGCATAATATTAGAAAAGAATTATATACAGATAAGCAGATTGAAAAGGCTAATGAAACTAATACAGCTGAAGGTAAGTTACCAAATTTATTTGAAAATGTATTTAATAAAACTCTTGGTAAAGTCACAGGTCCATTAGCTAATACGCTTGATGAATGGTTTGGTGAAGGTGTAGATATTGCAAAAATAACAGGTACTGGATTTAAGATAGTTATTGGTTTATTAGGATCACTCGTAGCTGGTAAATTTTTAGGTGGATTTACTAGTAAAATAACAAGTTTAATAGGTGGTCTTGGTAATAAACTAGGTGGGCCGCTTGGTAAAATTGTAGGTTTACTTGGAGTTGGTGGTGGAATTGCCGGTGGAGATGGTCTTGAAGATTTATTAGATGTCGATGATATTGATGAACCTGATAAAAAGAAAAAAAAGAAAAAGAGTAAGAAAAAAGGTAAATCTAAAGCCGGCAAAGGTAAAGGTAAATTAGGCAAACTTTCAAAATTAGGAAAAGCTGGTTCCAAAATTGCAGGCGGTGCTGCAAAAGTTGGTGCTAAAGCAATTCCAGTTGCTGGTATCGCAATTGCTGCTGCAGATTCAGCTGTTGATTTATATGATGCATTTACATGGGAAGCCGAATCGCTTGCTGTAGAATCCTCATCTGCTGCTTTTAAGAAGATGGAAGAGGGTATAAATCAAAGTACAAAAAATGGTAAAGTCGCAGCTGCTACAGCTGGTGCCATTGGTACATTTGGTGGTATGGCCGCAGGTGCAGCTATTGGTTCAGCTGTTCCAATTGTTGGTACTGCAATTGGTGCTGTAGTTGGTTTAGGTGTCGGTGCTATTGCAAGTGCTATTGCTGATGGCAAAGAAGCATTAAATAATACTAGAATTCATATTGCTAATGTTGAAGACTTAGAAAAAAGCGCAAAAGAATTAGAAGATGCACTTAAAACTGAGAAAGACCCACTTAGAATAGAAGAACTTAATAAAGCTTTAGCACAAACAAGAAGCGATTTAAACTTTGCTAAAGATGCACAGATGCAAGATCTTGTTAATAAGTTTAATGACAAAAATGAAGGTTTTGCAAATAATGCTGAAGCAATGAGTCAAATCGGCAGTCTATTAAATAATTCTGATAAAGAGATCACAGCATTACAAGAACAACTAAAAGACTTAAAAAGCCGTGGCGGTACTGATCGTGAAATTGAGATGCTAAATTCACAAATAGAAGCAGCTCAAAAACAAAATATTGATTATCGTCAAGCTTTAACTGGATTAGCTGGTGGTGAATTTAAAATAAATGAAGGTGAGTCTTTAGAAGCTGCCATAAAGAGAATATCAGCTGATGTTAGAGGTGATGGTTGGTTTGATACAAGTGAAGCCGTTGAACTCGCAGCAGCTGAATCTCGTGATAAAGTAGATGCATTTTTGAAAAAACAAGCATTAGACTCATTGACAAATGGTGTAATGCATGAATCATTAGATGATTTAAAAATATCTAATGCTGATACTATTGAAAAATTTGTTAAAGCATCAAATCTTGGTGCTGGTATGTCAGAAGAAGCCCTTAAAGATTTAACAAAAGAAGTTATAAAAATGGCTAAGGGCGAAGATGAAGCTATTAAATGGGAGAAAGCCAGAGAAAATAAACCTGTTGATATAAATGTAAAACCAAATGCTCTTGGTGGTTTATATACTAGTCCAACAACTGCTTTAATTGGTGAAGATGGAAAAGAAGCTGTATTACCATTAGAAAAGCCAGGTCAGCTATTTAAAATACTTAATAAACTTACAACAAATGAAAGAGCAAATATATTAACTGCATTGCTTTCAGGTAGTTCAGCAGATAGTTTATCTAGTATGCTAATGAAGATTTCTGGTAGTACACAATCAACTACAGCTGGTTCACATTCTATAGCTAATATAGGTGGTTCAGTACCAGGTGATGATCCTGAAACTATTAAAAAGATTTTAAGTTTTGCAGGTCCATTTTCAGGGTTTGTATATAATCTTTTATTACATGGCAAGAGTGGTAAATATAAAAATGCATTTGAACAGCGTAAAAAATGGTATGATGAAGCATTACAAAATGCTGCAAATCAAGAAGGCCGTGATTTAATTCGTGGTACTTATGCAGAGCGAGCTCTTGCTTGGGGTGTTACACAGCTTGGTAAACCATATATTTTAAGAAGTTTAGGTAACATTGGATATGTATGCAATGAATTAACAGATGCAGCATTAAGAGCATCTGGATTTGATATGAAAGATTTTCATATTCATGGCGTTGGTGCTACATTTGATAAATTAAAGTCTGGTAAACGATCAAAACTTAAACGTGGTGATAGAAAAGGTGAGCTAGAAGAATTCCCAGATTTCAGAATACGTGATGATTTAACCTTTGATACAGCTACACCAGGAATGTTATTCTTCCAAGTTGCAAAAGGTAAAACAAATCCAGGTCATATTGGTCTTGTATATTATGGTCATCAAAAATTACATTCATCTGGCGGATCTGCTAATTATACAAAAGGCGGCTTTTTAGCAAATTGGCAAACACCTTGTAGAGGTGTTACTGTTACACCACCTAAATCAGGTGAGCAATACATAATTGGCGAACTTCCAGGATTATTCGCACAAGCTAATGGTGAATTTAAATTACCAGAAGGTGCAAAATTTGGTCCAGGTTATAACTCTAATACAGCTGCTGAAGCTGAATCTGCTAAGCTATCTGCTTTAGTAGATGAAAGCATATTTACAAATAGTGCAAGTTTGCATGATTTTATATCACAATTTATTGGTACAGACTATCAAAATCTACAAGCAAGTAGTATATACTCTGAACTTGTAGCAGATTATGAGTCTGCTATTGCTGATATTGCAGCTTCATCATCTTTAGAAGCAAAACGTAATGCAATTGAATTTAGTAAATCTGCATTAAGCTTACTTGGTAATAAACGAACTTCACCTGAAATACTTGAAGCACTTAGTACAATGATTAAATATTTACGTGATATTGCATTGTCACCTGCAAATAAAAAAGCAATAACACCAGTATCACGTCCAGTTAATGCTTCATTTGCATAGTTAATAATTATTTATAATATATTAGGAAATTCTTATGGCTGATACAATTGGTAATACTGAATTGAAACAATTTAGCTATAGATTATGCTTAGGTGTCAAAGATACAACTGTGTATTTTTTTGACAAATTAGTTAAAAAAGCGAAATATAATAAAAGTACTAATTCAGAAAATAATAATGATAATCAAGATTCATCTGATAGTGTTGATGCTGTACAGCCATTAGAATTTACAAAAGAGCTATATGATGAAGCTTTAGCATTGCCTGAAGCAAAATCAGTTCAACTTGAATATTCTAATGATGCAACACTATATCAGTATGGTAAATTTAAAGGCGGTAAAACATATAAAAATTTTACAGGTGAAATTGATCAAAAATCAGCATCATCTGCTTATGGCTGGATTCAATTAGTAAACTTTACTGATGAATATTTTATATTTACATCTGCTGGATCTGTATATATTATAGCGTGTAAAGATTTTAGTCCAGAACCTGTTGTACTGGATTTCATGCCACTATATGAAAAATTAAAAATGTGGGATGATAGTACAACTGAAAAATATAAAGATCCTGTAGTATATTCTGTTACAGATAAACAGCTTAATAAAGACACTGGTAAATACAGAATATATAATTTTGTAAATGAATCTTCAAAAATAAACGAAGAGAATGAAAAAGAGATCGATAAAAGTAAACCAGCAGAAATTAAAAATGGCAGCTTTTATTATCATGTGCCTGGACAAATTTCAAACTCAAATATAGAAGTAAATAAAGATAATAAAAGTAAAATTTCTGCTTACAATGATATACAGGCAATGATCTATGATATGCCTAATAATGATCCAACTTATGGTAATTCTATTAGTCAATTATTATGTTATCAACAACCAGAAAGTATATCATATAATGCAGAAGCCAGCTATGAAGCTGTAAATACTCGTGGTACACAACAACCATTTCAATTATATTCAAATGCAAATGCAATATCTTTATCATTTGTTTTAAAATGGCATAATGATGAAGTTAAAACATTTAGTACAGGTGTTGAAGGTCCTACAACAAGTAGTAGTACTTCATTGTCATTACAGACAATTGCTGATATAGCTGAAAACTTTACACGACCATGGGAACGTGGAAATTCTATTTCACCAAAATTAGTAAAAGTAATATTACCAGGTATATCTGAAATTGGTTATATGACATCTGCACAGATTACGTATAATGGTGACATGACAGGTGATCTTACTAATGCTGATACAAAACTTGATGGTTTAAATTCATCTTGGCAGGGTGCATATTTGCGCAGTGATGGCTTAGGTGATCATCAATATGCAACTAATTATTATTATACACAATTAGAAATTACATTTACTTTATTAATTGTAAAAGATATTAAATTAATGGCTGAAACTGATAGTAAAGCTACGTGGTCAATTGTTGCTGATAATAAAGATATGTCATATGACTCCGATGATAACTCCGCGTGGGAACGTGTACGCAAAGAAGCAGAAGAAAATCGCAAAAAATCATCAGAACAAAAACAAGAGGCTACAACAAATGATGATGTTAAACAAGAATTATGGACTGAGGTAGATTATTTAACAGAAGAAGAAAAGTCATGGTCTTCATCAGAATCTGATACATCTTCAGCAGAGGGCGAATAGTATGTTAAAATATAATCAAAATTCAAGATACTATAATTCAGATAATGAAAATAATATACCACAAAATAATTTTACAACAAATAATTATCAATATGATACTATTACAGTTTTAGCAAATGAAGACCATCGATTAGACTTAGTTTCATATAGAGTGTATGGTACACCAGTTCATTGGTGGTTAATTGCAAGATTTAATAGTATAATTAATCCAACTGATATTTCAGTTGGAGATAAATTAAAGATTCCTAGACTTTAAATGGTATTTATATGCAGTTATATCCTGAATATAAAGATTATAATGTTGTAGAAGTAAAATTCTTAGACTATGTTATTTCAAATATAAATAAGCAAGGTACTTTACCAGGTAGAAAAATCGATAATGTACAACTACAGTCAATTAGTATAAAAGGCCCTGTTATTGGCGGCGGTGATCAACCAGTTGCACAAAATGGTGCAGAAGCTGTAGCAGCAAATACAAAACAAGTTGGCGCTAGTGGCAGCATTGTTGTAGCTGATTATAAACACATGCTATTTAATGTATTAGCTGATAATTTAGATAAAGTAATAAAAGATCCATCAAGCGCCAAATTAACACCAGCGATATTAGTTAGGATTTCATGTTATACTGGAACAACTGAATATAAAGGACATATACTTAGTTGGAATATGTCCTATTCTGGTACAATGGCGACTATTACAATTAATTGGAGTGTTATTGCACCAGATAGTATACCTCCAGCTAAAGTTAGTCCAGGAACATATAAAACACCATCAGGCTGTGTTAAAGGATTACAAAATCAAGCTCAAGCTGAATATCCAGTTGTATTTGTTGATGAAGGTAAAGAGTGCACTGATTTAGATAGCAAGATACAATTCAACGGTAGTTTTTATTATGATCCAGATAAGCTAAGCTCCACTGGTAATTATCTTGTTAGTGCATATTCAGAAATGGCTAGAAATGCAACCACAAAATCTGGTGATCCACTTGGCTATCGTGTAGAAGATGGTAAATTTATAATTTATAATGCAAACCCACAAAAATCAACTGCACTAAAATCACCAGATACTGAGACTGAAGGTTTTGTATTTGTACAAAATGGAAAATGGTTACCATACCAAAAACGTAGCGACGGTAAAATTGTTATTCCATTATCTAGTTTTTCTACAGAATTTACAAATTTAAATATTGCACTAATGGGTAATGTTCGTGGTGGTTTAAATGGTCATTACTCAATGTATACAAATGGCTATTCGAAGCAAACTGGTGATGCTAAACAGGCAGCGGCCTCAAATACGGGTGAAGCTGGACAGAGTGATCCAGTTACAGTAAAAGTTGAATGCTATAATGTAATGTGTTTTTCTATAAATAATATAGAACAAAAGATTGCATTAGAATGCTATGACGAATCTGGTTTACCAATTCAAACATTATGTGTTAATGCAGTTGTACGTTCAGTTGAATATGAATGCTCAGGTGCTGTAGTAAAAGCTAGTATTGAATGTACTAATGTATTTAATACAGATGAATCAACTATATCTGTTGATGGCGCATATAATGATAAACAATCGGATGATAATATGAGTAGTGCTTCAGATAATGCAACATCTTCGTCAGGCACCAGTTCATCAGACGCTAGTTCATCTTCACAGCAAAGTTCAAATAGTACACCAGTTGATTATAAAAAGTATTTATGCTCTGAAGATAATAAAATTACATCATTATCATTAGATCGAACAGAAATATTATTGAATAGTGGTGAATTTGATAAACATGTTAATGAATTTCTTAAAGGCTATGGATCTACAAATGGTGCAAATCGATATATACCATTTAACTTTGTAAATAATTTAATTGGATCTGGTAATTACGGTTTATTAGCACTTTTAATTGCAGTTGCAAACTATGGTGTATCAGGTGCTCCAGCAAATTGGTCTTTAGATGCTGTAAACTTAGATCCAGACTATAAAAAGAAAAAGCCATTCTGTGCAAGCAACACAGGTAAAGCACCATTTGATTATACAAAAGGTGGTTTAGGAATTGCACATTGGGATAGCGGAAACTTAGATGATATTTATACAACAATTGGATTTGATCCATCAGAAGTTGCCACATCTGAACAAAAAGATCATTTTAAATCATTACTTGTTACAGACAATAGCATAACTAGTTGGAAACCAATTAAGTTTGCTAAAATTGATAGGATAGCACCTGTATTTTCTAAAAAGCACCCAGACATAAGATTGTTTGATAAAGGATTAAAACAAGATAGTGCTTGGTTAGCATGGGCTAAAAAAGTAGTTTATTATAGAGATGATGATGACGATTATATTTATAATAAATATCTTTTTAGATTATGGGTGCAGAAGTTTTGGGTACCAACTGTAAATAGTCTTAAAAAGAAGCAATCTACGGCAGCACATAAAATTGGTATACAAGACGCTGTTAGAATCGCTAGAGCTGGTAATTCAGCAACAGGTTTAATATATTCGTCTTCAGGTAAAAACGTACAACAACAATATCAAATTTATTATAATGATAAAGAACGTTATATGCGACAAAAGGCATTCTGTAGAAGATGTGCTGATATTATAGGATATTGTACATAATATTCATTATTTTTGGAGCTTGTATTAATGATTAATTCATCAGATAAGTTTACAATACCAAATAATTCATTATCAGTATACATTGGGCGTATATGCGAAGACGTTGGCGATAAATTTGCTGAAGATGGTAATTTATGGGTTGATATATATGATGTTGCAGGCACAGAAGGTAAACCTGATCATGGTGAAGAAGGTACAACACAGCTTAAAGCAAAAGCATCATGGACACTTAGAGCTGCTTATATAGCATGGAAAAATCCACCAAAGATTACATTCAAGGGTAGTGCTAAATTAAAAGGCAAAATTTCAATGCCGAACGCACAACTTAGTAATGTAACATTAGCAGGTGGGCCGCCTTTAATGGGAACAACTGTAACAATCCCAGCATTACCTGGAGTGTCAACAACACCATTTACAATTTCAGCTGCAACAGGAATGGCAAAAATAGAACAAGCTATTGGTGCCGAAATTGATATGGCTACTGAAGGTGATAATCTCGATATTGAGTTAACTTCACAAAAAGCCGCACAACTTCCTTGGTGTGTAAAATCAGATGGTGCTTCTGAAGGTGATGAAGTTGATGAAGAAGAATTATTTATAAAAGCTGGTGATTTAGCACTTTGTATAGCAACTGGTAATGATGTACAAAATTTATATGTAGTGGACATTTTAAGATGAAAACTTTTATCGGAAATTATAATGAAAAGAATTTTGTTTACGCAAATGATATAGAATCAATTCGTGCACAACTAATTTCAATATTAAATACACCATTTGGATCTAGATTTTATTATCCAACGTATGGAAGCAATTTAAATAAATTCCGATTTAGTATATTAAACTATTTTACAATAAATATGATTGGTCAGGAAATTAAGAATGCTATAGCATTGCTTGGTGGTGTTACATTGTCAAATATATCATATTATGTAACAAATAATCAGTTATATTTTAATATAGTACTTAATAGACAGTCTGAAAAAATTTCATTAAATTTAAAAATTTCAGATGGTATTGCATCTTAATTTAGTTATTAAAACTTATAAAGCCCAATACATAATGTATATTATTGTATTGGGTTTATTTTTTATGCCCATATAAATAAAATTTATATCTGTTAACTATCCATTCTTTATATAGTTATATAATGTAGGCCTATTAAGTATATAATAAATAGTGAGGTTATTAAATGGCTTCTAGATTTTTAGGTAGAGACTATTCAACTTTACGTGAAGAAATTATACAATTTTTAAGAACACGATTACCACAAGATTGGGATTACACTAATTTAGCCGACCCAGTTGTTATATATGCCGAAACATTAGCGCGAATTGGTGATCAGCTTCATTATACAATCGATGAAATAAGACGTGAATGTGATATTTCAACAGCACAGCGAGCATCATCAATATATTCTTATGCTCTACGTGAAGGTTATAATCTTATGTTACCAAATTCATCATTTGGTACATTAACTATTACAGCAAATAAAGACTTTGAAACTGGTGGAAAAGTACAATTACAAATAAATAAATTTGATGAAATTAAAGTAAAATCTACTGGTGATGTTTTATATGCTGCAAAAAGTATTGATTCAATATTACAAGAACCATTAGATAATGAATATGTTGAAACTATTCGTAATTATATAAATGAATCAAACTTTGATGATCAAAATACACATGATGATTTAGAGAATAATAGAGACATTTATTCTAGGTATGCTAATACTATTTATAATAGATCAGTACATTTACCGGTAGTATTAGGTAAAAAGGCAGATTTTCAATTTACATATAATGACATTAACCAAGATTCAACAGTAACATTGCCTGATGCAATGATTGATCGTAGATTATTTAGACTTATACATCATATAGCAAGTGAAAATACTGATGAAGAGTTGCGGTACGTTGTAGATGTAATTAGTACTGGTTATAGTGAAAAGTCATATTCATTAACACCAAAATTTATTGGAAATTCACTTGTATTAAATATTGAATTTCCAACAGACTACAGTGTTTTATTTAAGCCATCAGATACATTTACATTTGAATACATTCAAGTTATGAATAATGTTATAGAACCAACTGATGAAAATACTGAGTCTATTGATTTATCAAATTATATTACAAAAGCTGTAGCAGTAGATGACATTGATATTAAAACTTCGTATAAAGTTGATTTAGGAAATGGTATTAAGGGTTATAGAGATTATGAAGATCCAGTTGTAACTCGTGAGCAATATAAAAAGTATCTGCATGATTATTCAGCTTTACTAACAAAGGATAATTATTCAACATATATTAAATCTGCATATTCATCTTATTGTACTGTATTTGATCATGGTGATAACTATAAAGATATATTACCTTATGGCACACAGCTAATGCCAAGAGTAATTTATATTTCCACTGATGATAATTTCTCAGCAAGAAAACAGATGTGGGAAGATTTAAAAGAACGTTCATCACGATCAGATTGCATTGTAATGGTTCCTTATGGAAAAGACCCATATACAATCGTTGTTAAAGCTGATTGTTATCTACTTGGTGTTTCAGCATCTGAGGTAGCAACAAAGATACAATCAGAATTAATTAATTATTATGGTTCAACAATTGGTGAGCGAAAACCTGAAATTTCTGTAATAAATTATTTAGTACATAAAGCTTCAGATCATGTAATTCGCATGGAAAGCTGTTTAGTACGTGATACAACTTTTGGCACAATTGATACAACATTTGCTAATACTGCAACACTTACAAATGATGAAATTGATCACTTATATGCTGCGTTAGAAGATGGTGATAATAATTTAAATTATTCATACACGGTTGATCGTGTTGACAGCGATGGAAATAAGTATAGTGATACTGTATATCCATTACGTGATGAATTCACTGGTACTAATGGAACAGTTTATTACTATAATAAATATCCAAAGTTTGATTATGATGAGAAATATAGAAATGAATCTAAATCAGACAATTATAATTATCCAAAAATATATCATTTAATAAGTTATAATAATGATGATCCTGATTCATCAAACGAAGATCCAATTACTAGCTACGATACATTAGTTCAGTATCAAGATAATTATGGTGAATTAGACAGAAAAGAATTCGATTTAAAAGACGAAAATTTATTTAAAATTAATAGTGATTATATTAATAACAAACATAATTACCAATACTGTTATTGGTTAAATAATGGACAAATTGAGTCTGGTTTAGTTGAGAATGACTCTATTAAAGATCATTATATTGGTGTACCACCTCATTTAACTCATGAATTTTATATATCATCTAATAGTAAAATTTATGAAAATGATTTAGTTACTATAAAGTTAGTAGCTACAAAAGATATACCAATTCAATCAATATCTGGTTATAGATTACATTGCACATATTCTTATGAAGTACAGACTAGAGAAGATGCATCTGATAAATTTGAAACTGATTATAGTAAACCTGAAAATTACGGCACAAAAACAGGATATATAAATTATGCATCATATGATGAGTCAACTGGTCAATTTAAAACCGATGCTATAGATAAAAATTTATATAAAGATGAATTTTTATTTAATAATGACGGATCAGCCGCTAATGATACTATATATAAATATGACGAGCTTGCATCCACACCGATAGATGATAATACACGTATAGTGATAACACTTTCAAACGTGACTGATGGTATATTAACACCAAAATGCTATATAAAACCATATTATATCAAACATCACTTTATGATTCCAGTTTTAAATAATGTAGTTGTGTTAGTTAAGGCAATATCAAAATAGCATAAATAATATCCCGACATCATTTATATGATTATCGGGATATTGTTTTATATATCAAATTGTAATGGACCAATTTATTCTATATAGCATCTATAAATTATAGTGAGATTAATTATGAAATTATTACCAGATTATATAATTGAATATATGCCAGACGTGGAAGATGCTGTAGAAGAGTTACGATTATCAGTTATAGATCATGCTTACGAGCTGATACAAAGTCTGGATATAGATGAATTAACAGCAGATAATATTAGAGAAAAACTTGCACTTTGGGATATTAAGACTGAGAATATGTCTAATGAATGGTTACCAAATGGTAGATTTTACCGAATATATGCTGCAATTAATCATCACCGTACACGATTAAATACATTAAAAGCAATAGCAAAATCAGGTGGCCAATTTGAGGGTTTATGGTCGAATGAATTTAAATATAAACCAGCATATAAATACAGATTTATACAAATAAAAAGACATTATGAAGAAGGCTCTGAATTAGACGGTTATTTCTATATAAGTGGCAATACACATAGATCTATTGATGGTAAAATTCTAAGTTCAGCTAAAACAGCTTTAATGAATGATATTATCATGAATCAAAGTTTGCCAGCTGGTTATACTTACTTATATATACCATGGCCGCGTCCAACATACCCAGATGAATCAAATTATTTTTATCAAGTACATATGCTTGATTATGATAGAATTGTATATGAAAAAGACTGTGATCATCGTTGGACTTCACTAAGTAATCTTGGTGAAGATTATAAAAATGTATATTACTGTCCAGAGAATTCTGCAAATAATCAATTTTGCAAAATTACAGATACTGCTATTAAGTATGGCAGTGATAAAGATAATTGTGAATCAAGCTTTGATATATTAACTAATGACAGCGATCGAGAATATTTCAATATAGACAGCAGCTATGTACCGGCATCTACATATTACGATTGGTCATCAGGTTCAAATACACCATGGCATACACCATATTGGTTTGATTATCATTATATGAACGATATGCGTCATTCATATAAGAAGAATAGATGGCCAGTAAACGAGTCTGGTTTATACTATGCGTATGACAAATATGGTGAACGTTATATAGAAGACCCAGAATATTCTGTAGATTATGTACTTAATGATAATTGTACAGAGCTTGCTAGTACTAAATCAGTTTTCCCAAGTAAATGCAACATGCACACACGCTATGTATTTACGCCGCCTAATAGAAAAGCAGCTAATACTGGTATAGTAGGCACATATGATGAGTATCAAATTATTATAAAAGATATTCCAACTGATAAAGATAAATTTATAGCAAAAGCAGCTGAACTTACTGGATTTTCAGAAAAAGTTATTGCAGATAAACTTTCAAATTTAGAAAACTCTACTGAAGATAATCCAATTGAAGTTGCACTAAAATCATATATTGATGAGACAACTGCCGACAACATTATTAGTGAACTTTCTAGCTATGTTGAATTAATTAAACATCCAATGTTTAATGATGATAGTGATGAGCTAGCTAGATTTAGTGATACTTATACACAAGATGAGCTTTATCATACAAATGATTCTGTTGATGATCCAAATGATATTAAACATATAAAATACTTTGCACCATATAGACATGATGTTTTATTAAAACGTGAATTACATAATAGACTATTCTTGAATCATTTTAAACAGTATAAACCGTTTTGGAATGAAAAAGCACCATTTGTTGATATGTTGCAACGCGAACGATCACATGAACTTGAACCAGCTGATAATAAAAATCAACAAAATTCATTATATAATCAATTTTATTTGAAACAAAGCGAGAATAGAATTCAGCTTGATGGTGATATAATTGAACAACGTAAAGAATATGCAAATGGAATTGTTAGAGATAATAAACCACCAGTATCAGAAGTAACATTTACATCATATGATAGACCAACAAGATCACATTTAGATAAAATTTATATTGGTTATTTAAAAAGTGATACAAATCTTGCAAAAGGTATTATTGATTCACAAGGTGAAAATAAAATATTTCATAATGACTTTTTAGAAAACACAATATATTATTATGATGAACAAACACCAATTAAGTATGATCCAACTGTATACTATACATTAGCATCACTTGGATATAATAGTGATGCAAATCAGTATATTGATGAACAGTCACTTGATTATGAATCAAGTAAGTACTTAAAGCTATTTTTATATGGAAATCCAGCTACTGGTGGGCTTTATTTAAATAAAGGGTCCGGTGTTATTACACCACATAATGCATATAATTATGTTTCATATAAAGCATCTAATGTACATAAATTATGGTTTAATGCTAATCATATAAATACATCATTAGGTAATGAAAATACATTATATAATCAAATTGGCACTACTGATTTATATCATTACACAGAGAACTCTATTAATTTAGAATATCATATTATTGGTCTTTATGATCAAACTGGAAACAAGATTGAATTTGATTTATCGCACATCAATATGTACTGTGTAATATTTAATTATAAATATAAGTTAAAGTTTGAAATTGATGGTGCTATTGATAATATAAATGCCGCTTATGTGCTATTTACTGTTCAAAGAATACCTGGTGTAATGAATGTAATAGAAGTAGCTGATACCATTGAAACAAATATGAATGTAAATCACAGCGGTACAACTGTAGCGATGATTTCTGGTAAAGTTAATGGCATTGCAAAAGAAAATTAAATTTCATATATAAATATATATTGGAGTAGATTATGCAATTTCAAAGCTCTTTTATAACACAGGCTGGTAGTAATTTATTTGCTTCAGCAACATCTAGTACAAATGGTGATCCATCCACTCCAATAGTATGGATGTATGCAAGAACATATAATTTAGACACTAGTGGATATTCGCCAGATGCTATGCGTGCTTTAGATGCATCGGCGCTAACAAATGGTAGTGGTAATAAACAAACATCAATTGGTAATGTAACTTCCGCTGTACCAGCTACAGCAACTGATAGTTCATCAGGTGTATCTGTACAAATACCAGCCGTTAGACTTACATGTGAATTGTCAAATACAAATACATATTATGGTTTAGCTAGAAATTTAGCTGTTTTTGCTAAATTAAATGGGCAACCTGATACTAGTGCTGTTCTTGCTGCAATTGCTAGAGTTGACACAGGCTATCACGTTGATGATATTCCTAAAAAATCTGATGGTGATTTTAGTGCTACAATTGATTTTATATTAGTTGTAAAAGACTCGCAAATAAATACAATTCAAGCACCTACTAGTTATTATGCGTCAGCACAAACTGTTCAAGCTTTAGCTGATCGTGTAGTAACAACACATCTTGCTAATAATACTACAACAGGTGAAGATCAGAACATTTATGGCATAAAAACGTTCAAGAATAACACAAAGCATACAGGCGATATATTACCAACTGTAAATAATACATATAGTCTTGGTAATACAACACTTGGATGGAAAAATATTTATGCTGCTGGTAATAATAGTCACTATATATGTATAGGATATGACAGTAACTTAAATACGAATTCTAAATTGTCTATATCACCAGATCAAAATGGTTTTGGTCAACTCGGCACATCTGATAAGCATTGGTCTAAAATATATGCTGAAAATTATTACGTTGGTAACACAACTCTAAGCTCATATATAGCCGGTACGACAGTTACTAATGCTACAACTGCTACTAATTTATCGGTAGCACCAACAGTAACATTTTCAAATGCTACTAGTTCATTAGCAGGATCAACTTTATCATTAACTATTGGAGATTCATCAATTAGTACAACGATAGGCACTGTAAGAAGCGCGATTAAAGCCACATTAGATGGTGGTGGTAATACAATAACATCTTATTATTGTACATTATCTACAAATCAAACTATCTCAGGTAATAAGACATTTAGTGGAACTAATACATTTAGTGGAACTAATACATTTAGTGGAACTAATACTTTTAGTGGTTTTTATAGCTGTAAAGTAAAATACATTATGTCTGACAGTGGCTTTGGTACTAACACTAACGTTACATTATACTCAAACTTATTGCCAGCGAATGATACTGGCCTTACGCCTTCATTAGGAAGTTCAAGTAAGAAATTTCATGATATTTATGCATATAATTTACATGGTGTAATCCCAACTATAAATAGTAAATCAGATATTCCGCTTGGCAGTATTGTGTTGCTTAAGATTGGATTTGAGGTAAAAGTTGGTGAAGACGTATGTAATCTTACAAATAATGGTAAGTGGTTCATTAGAACAGATTCTTCTAGGCAAGCTGACACTTTGTATTTAGGAAGTGTTGAACCGGATAGTTCTTATAGTGAAGCTGTTTCAAAAAATGGTTACTATTTTAGAGTTATATCTCATGCTAAAGCCGATTATCCATTTTTAGCTATTAGAATAAATTAAAATTATAATAATAGTATTACTATTATTATGTGTATTCATTAAATTTAAACTATTCATTAAAATATAATACAATGACACAACCTGTAACAGGTTTAATAAAAGCATAAAATAATAAATAATTTAATATAATAAAACCCAGCTTAGGCTGGGTTAATTTGTATATCAATACTAATACGATTAGTAGCAATTAATCTCTACAAGGGAGTATTAAATATGTCAGTGAATCAACATGATGATTACGAAAAATTAGCAAAACTTTTATACCCTTCAATAGAAGCTTCTGGAAATGTCTACTATGGACAAACTAGAAAGCTTACATTAGATGAAGTACTAAAAAGAAATAGTCTTGGTTTTGATTCTCATATAGAGTCATTTTATAATGACAATGGCTATTACGATAGCTATTTTTGCTGGCGTCTTGGATCTCTTCATGGGTCTATACTTGTAGATCAATTTGTAGACAGTATAACAGTTAATAACTTCAGCGTTGATTTTATTAAAAGAATCTTGTATGCTGATAGTGAAGAGATCATATATGATAATAATTTAATATATGCACAGCATTGGGAGGATAGTAACACTTTACATACTAGTACAATACCAATATTTGGTACTATATTTGCTAAATATCGTTTAGATAAACATAGTACTACAATTACTAATGAATTAAATAGCGGCTCATATGACTCTTATGAATTTGATGTAGAACCAGTCCTTGATGGCATTTATGTTACTGATGATTTTAATCCTGTAAATTCTATAGATGATAATATATCAGAGCGGCACTTTTATATCTCAAAAGAGAATGGCATTGATTATTTATATATTCAAATTCTTACAAGCAAAGATACTAGTAAAATTTTAACATTTACAGCCCTTAAAGATTCTGAAATTTCATTAAGTATGGGGCAGCCATCTGATGGTTTTAGGGTTGTTGAATATAGAATTTCACAAGGTGGTGTATTTCCAGATACTTGGGAAACTTATCATTATGACTGGATGGCGACAGCAGCACCAACTGGCCCTATTTCTCTTAGTAGCGGTCAACGTATTCAGTTTAGAAGTGATATTGAAAACGCAGTACTTTTTAATAATACAGAATATTGTTTAAAGTTTGTTATAAATAGTGGTAAAGTATTTGTATCTGGTAGTTGTATGTCAATGTGCCATCCAGATATAGATGAGTCTACAATTACTAGCCTTGAGAACTATGCATTATATGGCTTATTTTCAGGTGTAGAAAATATGTATGGCACACCAATGCTTCCTAATATTAGGAAACTTGGTATTGGCTGTTATAATTCTATGTTTAGTAATTGCACGTCACTCACTGTTGCACCAAAGTTAAAATCATCAGTTACTTATGATACTGATCATATAGACAATAGTTACTGCTACTCAAACATGTTTAATGGGTGTATAAGTCTAGTTTCACCACCTAAAATGATGGGCTATGATAGTACTGATCAAAATTATCATTCTGGTATTGGTACATGTCATAATATGTTTGTTGGTTGTAAAAATTTAAAGTCTTCACCAGTGATACGTTATAAGACTTTAGACTCTTATAGTTGCTATCAAATGTTTAGTGGTTGCTCATCATTAAAAATTATTCAATGTGGGGCTAAATATATTCAAAATAGTGCAACTACATTATGGGTAAATAATGTACCTAGTAAAGGTACTTTTATAAAATCATCTGCTAATTATTATTCTAATGTTAATGGTATACCAACTGGATGGACTAGTATTACTAAAGATGATGAATATTTTGCAGTTCATAAAGATCCGGAAGTTGGATTTAGAATAGACAAGCATATACCAAACGGTAACTATAAAAATGACTACTTAGTTACATCGGGTACAGATTCTGAGACGAACGGTAGAGGATATATCGATAGTCATAGTAATACACTTGGAAATATGGAGCGTTCATTTGATGAGAATGGTACCCATAAAATGAACACATATAACTCAGATGGCTCATTTAACCAAGAGATTTGGGGTTACAAATCATTTAATAGTCCTGTAAAATTTAGAAATGGTATTTATGGAGAGACAGCTCAACTAATAGCATCTACAGCACCACATTGTACAGAGTTATCAGGATTTACTGGCTATGGCGGTGGCAGTTTACCTATAATTAAAGAATATCGTACAGAGCTTAAAGGTAATGAGTATAATGATAGCAATACTTTTATTAGTATTGCGAGTTTATTTACAGATAAAATACGTAATGTAGCAAATATGCCTGGCAATACTGGTGATAAACCAAATGAACCATGCTATTTGATACAGTCTAGTATATGTGCATGTGATAATTATAGTGTTAGCAGTGATTCCTACTCAAAAATAATATCAAATCCTGATACATTCACTGCAGACGATTTCAGTAATATTGCGTGTGTTTGCGTTAAAAACAGATCAGACTACACAATACAGCATAATTCACATTGGAACACATATACATATACTAAAGCTGTAGAATACTCTATAGCTTTAGGCGCAAATGAAGCTAGCATTATTGTAACTGATGCACCTGTTAGAAGAAGCAATATTGTACTTACAAGTCATAATACATTTATTGATGGATCACTACGATATGCTTTTAATCCAATTAACTATAATATTAGCCGGCAAGTATATAATTGTAATATACTACCTAGACCAGCATCATTAAAAGGAATTTACTTTACTGTTGCAACAAGTAGCTCAATATCAGATTATAGATTATATGGTTTAGAAGCAAAATGCTCGTATGGTAAATATCTTATATTTTTTGCAAATATAGAATCATCTGGTGGTGCGCATAGAGATGCATCATGTATGTTTACATTGAAGTACAGTGCTCTACAAGATCTTGCAGCTTTAGAGCCACTAACTTTAAGTAATGATAAATATATAGTAAATATACCAGCTAGCAATAATTATATTTATTCAAATAATTCATATGGTCCAGTAGCAAATTCAGAGTGTACATACCTCGAATGCGGTGACGATGTATATCCAATAATTAATAAAAAGATAGCAAGTACACCATTTGGTACAACAGCTAATTACAATAGTACTTTAGTTAAATTTGGTGAATTTCAAAGTAGTGATTATCAAGCTTTTAGATCACAAATTGGTTTATTCTTTATATTTGAAAATATAAGTTTCTTTGTTCCTGAAACCGCAACTTGGACAAAAAATGGCTTAATTTTTGAGTCTGATACTTATTATTCTACTAATACTGGATTTAGTGAATTATCTACCGCTATGTTACAAAAGCACTGTGCTACAATAATAATTGATGCTTATGACTCATCATCTGCTAAATATGGTGCTATTAAATATAGAACATATATTGGTAAAATGATTTTTGATATCTACTGTTATAAAAAATCAAATCAATTTTTTAATTTCAGTGCAAGAATAATAAATTCAAATCTTACTAATACACAGATGATGACATCATCTGTATCAGATATATATCTTTATGACAGCTCACAAAATACTATTTCATCAGTATATACTTTAACAACATTTAATGGTAATGATAAGCCATATTATACAAATCAATGCGGAAATGGTATTATTACAGCACAATATGATACAGATACTATTGTAAGAAATGCAACTATAAAGATTATGGTTGGAAATTATTATTCAGATGCAATGTATTTTGCAAATTCATGGTACCCAGTTAAATAATATAGGTAAGTCTATGGCAATATATACTAATTATGGCAGATTCTTAAAGGCTAAGTACTTTAAAGAAAATCTTGAGAATAATAATGATACATATATGGTACTTGGTATGGGTGATCCAGATTGGGATAGCAACAGATTAAGTTTACCAATTGCACCATATAATAGTTCAATAACAAACAGAAGTGGTTTATTACCAGATTTTACAGATTCAGCAGAAAAGAATCAGTTTTTTGATAATAGATTAGCAATGTATTTTTTAGCAAAATCTGGCTTTGTTAAAAATCCACTTAATAAATATAATACAATACTTCCAAAGTTTCCATGTTTATGGAAATATGATGAAACTCCAGATGAACCTGGAATATTATTTGTTGGCGGTACACCTAAAATTTCTAACAAAGACGACTATTATAAGTATTATATTAAAAAAGACGGAAATGATTATAAGCTATGTAATATAGACACCACTGATGAAGAAATTATTAACTATAATAGTATAAATGATGATGTTTCACGTGAATATTTTGCTGAATTATATTTACGTGGAATGGCTATTGAAAATGATTGGATTACAACGCCAGGTTTATTAGGTGCAATAAAATGTAAAATTGAATTTGTAAAAGATATTGGTGCTTCTGAAACAAATTATACAGGTGGTATAAGACAATTTTATTATGGTGATCGTTATTGGGAAGTTGTGCCGGATGCTGATTTAGCATACTATAATGAATTTGAAAAAGAACATGGACTTGATTCAGAATCTCAATTAAAAGATAAAGTTAATTTTAATTATCCAACACATTTATTAATTAGTACACTTGTTAATCCAGGCTATTTAATGCAAGATTTGAATTTTGATCAGCATTTATGTGCAAGACAAATTGCAATTTGTACATCTCCAAAAGTGGCTGAACCTTTAACATACTATAGAGCTGGCGATTACATATTTAACTTTGGACAATATATTGTTGAAAAATCTGGTGATTCAATTAGTTATAAAATACCTAATACCACTAATGTATATAATCCAATTCCATTTACTGAAAGTGTTAGTTTACCTGAAAATAAAATCTTAGATTTTACATTACCATATAAATTTAATGATGCTGGAACTATTTTATATCCAACAGAAGCAGACCTTTCAACAAGTGCTGCAAGAAAATTCAATTTTATTCTACATGACTATATATTAGGTAATAGGCGAGATGCACATTCAGCTGATCGAATTGGCTATGTTATAGGATTTTAATTACATTATATATTATATACTCACTTAAGATTTAAGGATGTCATATGTATATCAAATATGTATGACATTTTTATTTTGGAGTTTAGTATGGATCGTTATAATTTATTAAATAGTAGACAAAAGCAGATTCTTGATAGAGTTTATGAATATCTTGGATTTAATGAAATTATATCTTTTGAAGAATATATAAAGTATTTTTTCTTAGATGTAAAATATGGCACAAATTTTGATCATATGTTAAATAGGAACTTTGATCATATAGTTTCATCTTTTGTAAAAGACTATCCTGAATATAAAGGATTTAAATGCTATTGGTTAACTGAGAAGAATGCACTTGATCATATGAAAACTGGTGAAAAAGAAGACTTTGATCCAAAAGGTCTACTTAGATTTTATGTGAAAAAAGCTTATCATAAGCTTAGTGCTACAAAGATTCAATACTATATTAAATAGGACACTAAATGATGAGTAACCATGTAATTAGTCATGGTAAAACCATGTTTGACATTTTTAATATGATTAATCCAAATTGTTATCAAGCACTTGCAATGCAGGCAATTATTGAGAACAAAAAAGATGAGGCACTTCAATTTTGTAATGAACTTTCTATTGCTTTTAACTATTATAAATGGGATTCTACTGGCAAACAAAATAGCTATACTGATGGTTTAATTTGTGATTCGAATCTTGAAAAATGGCAAAAATTAGCTCTTATTAGAATTATTTCAAATAATGTAGAACAGTGCAAAGCTATTATTTTAGATGAACTTGAATCTGAAAAATTAGCTACTGAACAGCGACATGAATTTGCAAAGCAACATCGTGATAGTAAAAATATAGCTTTAGATAATTTAAGTCAACTTTTTGGATTTAATTCTTTTGTTAATTTATAAATAAAGTGAAATAAATAATGGCTGCAAAAGTTATATATTATTATGGAACTGTTAATAGTAGTAAAACCATGATGCTTCTTGCTATTGGTCACAACTATGAAT